TTAGTGACCAGCATAGGCACGTTTGCCTTCCCTAGTTTGAGTGTGAGCACCCTGAAGGCACCCTTAATCAATTGACTCTTAGTCATGTCACGGACCTGCTTATCTGCTGCTACATCGGCAATCTCTTTCTCTGTAGAAAGCATACCCAAAGAGTCCAAGACAAACATCATAGGTTGTCGGTCTTCCTCTTTCTGCTCCATATACTTGTCAAGGATACGACAAGACTGAGTACGAAACTGTTCAATAGTTGCCACAGGAACAATCATCATGCGGTCAGATGCAATACCTCTGTCCTCAATCATCTGCCTAGAGATAGCAGACTCAGATTCAAAATAAATTACACCTGCGTCAGGATTACTGTCGAGAAAATGCTGTACAATCCCAAGGCAAAAGAAAGTTTTGCCAGTAGACGACTCTCCTGCAATAGCGGTGATCTTATTTCCAGGGACACCACCGTAGATTGAGCCAGATACCAGAGCGTTAAAGATATAACTGCCAGTATCAATGAAACCACTGGTATCTCCCGCTGCAATACCATCACTAACAAGTCCTGCGTATTCATTTCCGATCTCCTTTGCTACATCTTGCAAAAAGTTCACCCTTTAACCTCCAATAATGTTGTGATATGTTGTGAACGTTTCATGGCACGTTCAAACCATTGTGCATCTTTCAAATCATCAAATAGTTTTTCTTCTCTAGATGCACCAGCACCAAATGCCTTTTGATATGAAACAATAAATTTTGTTTTCATCCGAATAAAAACTCCAACGATGCAATTTTTTCTGGTTTCCAACCAATGGTATCCATAATAACTTTGATAGGGTCTAGGAATGACTTTGAGAATTGTAAGTCATAGTCCACATGTTTGTCAAGTCCAAACTCTTTAGGAAATGTGTTCAAGTAACTGATTACATTTTCTCCAATTTTATTTGGTGTCTTTAGGTAGACAAATTTAATCTTTTCCCCGTCTTGAATCAAAGGATACTTATGTGTCAGTTTGTTTTTCTTGTTATGGAAGTTGTATAGTAGTGCTCCTCTAACGTGTATCGGTGTACCTTTACTATACAGAGTCGAAGGGTTCGACCACTTATTTAGATTGTTGCATCCTCGGGGAAATGATATATCTTCAACTGGTAACGATGAAAATTTATCCTTAAAGTCTGCAATAAATTTTTGTGCTGCCTCTTCATCTTTATTCACAATAACAATCATACATTCTTTAATAGCAGCACGACATGCAGCAGGAGTAGAAGACTTCACTGCTTCCAATCCCATGATTTTTAGTTTAGGTTTCTCATAACGAACACCCTCACTATCCCACACATTAAGAATGTATCTCTTCTTGGCAGTCCAGATACCTTTGTTGGCAATATTCTCTCGCTTCATGACCATCTTCTGGTCATAAGCACCAACATAGTTTGCTAGTTCTTGATACGATTTTTCAATGAATGGTTCGATTCGTTCTTTGCAAGCAGTGTCGAGGAAGCTGACAATCCTCTCTGTACGAACATCTTGTGAAGGAAATACAGAACGGACAAGTAAATCGAGACAGATGTAAATGCTATCAGTATCAGAAGCGATGACATAATCGTGGTCCTTTGTTTTAAGTAGTTTGTTTAAGTAATCATTTACTTTGTTTTCAATCCATCTAATCGAGACTTGACCCGAGAGGGTAATCGCTTCAGCATTTGCCAGATTGTAGTATCGGAAGTATTGGTTACCGATGGCACCATAGGCGCTGTTAAGTTGGATCTTTCTTGCCATTTGGATATTGTTGAATTTTGAAATATCCTTTTGTAATGATGTGGTCTCTGTAGATGTGGTGGCATGTTCAAGAGCTTGCTTAGACTTAAGCATTCTCTTCTTGTATATGGTCCGTTCATCGTAAATCTTCTGCATCATTTCTGGTAGGAACCCAAGTATATCTTTACGGTACTGAGCACCATTAGCACATACACAGTAGTCCCCTTTAATATCTAGCGTCTGCCCAAGTATCTTATCAACTGTAGCCGATGGGTGTCTAGATTCAACAAGTGTTTCGGGTGAGATATTATACTGCATGATAAGATGAGGGTAGAGAGAGTTAAGGTCAAAAGACACAACCCAATCATACTTTCCTGGAATCGGTTCCTTGACATAGGCTCCTGCATACTTCTCATCTTTCTTAGCACCAAAATTACGTGGAGGAACTACGATGTTTTTATCAGTCAGATAGTTGTATATCATGGTGTCCCACATACGGACCTGACTGTAAACATCTTCAAAGTTCACCTTAGCATCATAGGCCATAGTGATGGCAAGTTCAAGCAACTTCATCTTATCTTCCAGTCGGTCAATCAACTCAACGTCTTGGATGTTGTACTCCATAAACTTCTGCCAATCACTAGTGTAGAAGTCTTTGAAGTTCTCATACTCAGAGTGATCTACTTTTCGTTGACCCAATTCAACGAAAGCGATATGGTCTAAGCGATAGGACTCTTGATTACTGTAAGTAAACTTACGATAAAGATCGAGATAGTCAAGAATATTGACACCAGATATGTCATAAGCAATATTTTTGCGTCCCTGGACAAAAACTTCTCTTTCATTAGCACGATTCCATGGGGATAAACTCTTCATCCATTTCTCACCTAGCACACGATTGACTCGCCGTGCGATATATGGAACATCGTATAAATTAACATTCCAACCTGTTAAGATGTCAGGTGTATTTTGCACCCACCAACCAATAAAGTGATTGAGCATTTCATGCTCTGTCCAGAAGATATGAGTTTCAACTCCTTCGGGTGCTTCAAACTCACGAGTTGCCCAACTATAGTATTTCTTTGTCACCATATCTTTAATGGTGATAGACAGCATTTCTTCTGCTGCTTCTTGAACATTAGGAAATCCATTCTCACACTGGACCTCAATATCCAATGCATAGATTTTCATCTGATTGATGTTATACTGCACTTCACCAGGAAATTCTTGGCGAATATATTGGTATACAAATCTCTCGTATCCATGCACTTCAAACCCTTCAACTCCGTCATACTGTTCAATGAATCCTCTTGCCTCTCGGGAAGAATCAAACTTCACAGCACGGACGTTCTTGCCTTCTAAAGTCTTAGTAACTTCATCTTTTTTAGATAAGACATATAAGGTCGGACTAAAATGGGCACGAGACTGTACTTGCTGACCGTCTTCGTACCCACGATAAAGTATTGTATTTCCAGCTAACTGAACGTTAGTGTAGAACTGACTCATGCGGACCTATAAGTCTCCAATAATTTCTCTGTCGGATCCACTATAGTAAAAACTCCCTCGCTTGTCAAGAACAAATCTCGTTGGTCTGTATACAGAGGGAAAGGAGACAACGTATCATCTCCAGAAATACTGAAACATTTTTCAATAAGGATACTAGGTTCTTCATCTAGTTCCAGTACATTACCAATGATATATTCAGGTCTATCCTTAAGCAACAAGACTTTAATATTCTCTGTACTCGGTTCGGGAGGTTCCTCAATATCACTTACAGGTGATACATACGATTCATTAACCATTCTTTTGTGCCTCAATCAAGTTGTTGTATTGTTCTACAACTGCATCATATGTTTCATATGCAGCAACTACTTCATCTAGTCGAAAGAAAAGATATTCACTTTTACTGAGGGGAGCCCATGGTTCCATTACTACCTTAGGTTCACTCTGTTTAGTAATACTAGAATCTTCTGAAGAAACAGAGACTTCAATATTTGGTTGCTCTTCACTATCAGTATAGATGCTATATGGATATCGCAGTTGATATGCGATAGGGTCTTTAGTTTCTTCTGCTCCTTCTGGAGTAGGAGGAGTCACTTCATAGATATCAGAAATGATATCTTCACCGCTTCTTGTTCTTACGATTCTTACGCTCATAATTTCTCCTTGAGATTTCTAGTACAGATTCTTTGATGATTTCTTTCAGAATTTTAGTTTCTGAAATTTTGCTTTCTTCAGCAATAGGACGTACATATTTCATTATATCATCGATATAATTTTCTGGCAAGTCCAATGTTAGGAGATCTGATTCTCCATTATAATTATTTGGTTTTAAATTGAAGTATAGATTCATGTTACCATGCCCAAGATACAAATGAGTTACGGACACCCTTAGTGACCGTTTTTACTTCATGCGGATATAAAAAGATGGAGGGGAATACTAATACATGCCCCTTTTCCAATTCCATATCTTCATGCCGAAGATAAAAATCACCACCTTCAAAATCATCATTCAGCAATCCAACCAAAGTACAAATAGGAATTCCTCTCTCTTTGCCATCAAATAAATCTTTGGCATGATCGTAGTGAACACGAAGATTGGTTCCTTCTTTGTACCTAGCATATTTGGGTACTGCGAAATTTACCAATCCTATATCATATTTCTTAGAATAATCACTAAAAACTTTATCACAAAGATCATAAAGTAGATTACTTTCTTTTGGAGGAAAGAGATTTTCTATAGAATCGTTTTCAGAATGGTAATGCTCATCATGTTCATGACCCCACTGATGTGACTCCCACTCCCAAGTAGAGTACTCAGAAATTACAGAGTCACAAAAATCATCATCTTCAATGTCATATAGACTTACATAGTCAAGAAAATTCATGCAGACTCCAAACAAAAAGAGACCCTAAGGTCTCTTTGGTTGTAAATTATATAGGTTGATTAGTAGTCCATGTTTCCACCATAGCGGATGCAGGTCTTTTTATTTTCTGCTGATGATCTACACCACTGTCTCACATAAGCATCTGCATCCTTATCCATTGTAAAGTGAGCATAATTATGAAGCATCCCAATCAAAACCAATA